TACTTAAGAAATAAAAAAAAAAGCCGACTTTCGTCGGCTTTAATTTTAATCGTCGAACTCTACCCCGTTAAACCGGGTTTCGAGTTCCTTGACCTTGCGCGAAGAAGTCACGGCAACTTCGAAACCAGTTGACAGCTTCTTTACTCTACTATACATATCTCCTACACTCGTAAAGCGGCCTCGAGACATTACCTCGAAGGCATAGGAGTAAGCCTCGCGAGTGCGAAACTTAACGGTCTTGTTATTAGGGAACTTAAGTGCAAAGTTACCGCGTCTGTTATTCATATGTTTTAAATAATATTAGTAGAAACTAATTTTAAATCAACTACTATATGGCAGCTGCACTTAGAGCTTTGTATTGTTCTACCATTATCTGATTGGTAATATTCTTATTTAAAGCATATACTGCATTACCGATCCTTAATGCTGTCATAGTTTCCTTCTTAAGAGTAATCTCGTAGTTATTACCTTCAACCATTCCTAACTCTCTTAATCTTAAACTTAAATCCGGTTGCGCTGGCATAGTATGTACCGTTACCCGTTGGCCGGGTGAGAAATTAGTTAACGGTACCGGAGGCATTAAAACAATACTTACGTGTATTATTAGTATTTTAAAGTAAATATATCTAATGACCCGTCGTAAATCGTCTAAAAAGAAAAAGTTCTTACCTTATAAGAATCTTGGAGAGCTTTATACTGAAAGCGTTTTTGGTTTACCATCTGTACGTAGAACTACTGTATTGGAAGAAGGCCCTACATTAGACATTTACGCTAAGGATCCGGAAACAGAAGAAACTGATAAAATTGGGACTGTCGATAAAGAGTATTTTAATACAAAAGTAAAACCTGCTATTCGTCGTGGTAGTAGTGAAGCGGGTAAAGTACGAAAAGAAATATCTGATCGTTTAGAAACAGCAAATGGTCTTATCGGTAATAATGCAGACATCTATGAAAACTTTGTAGAGGTAACTGGTATTGAATTAACTAAAGAAAACACTATTGCATTTAGAGACGGTTTACTTTTTACAATAACCGATAATCAACAATTCACTTTAGCTGATCTTATTCATGCTTCTTACAAAGGAGATAAACAAGCCATCTCTGATAATCTAGCAAGAGTTTTAAAAACGTTTCCGGTTACCGCCGTCTTCGGACGTCCAGGGGAAGGCGAACTTGCTCTTAGTTTTTTTGCTGGGGGTAAGAAACCTATTAAAGGAGACGTACAAATAGATAACTTTTTAATTGAACTTAAGGGACCAAATGCTCGTCTTTATAAAACAGAAGCTATAGAGGACATTAGTGTAGACTCCTTGGTTAATATTATTAACGCACCAGAAAATGAAAAGATTGACAAAATATGCGATTTTATTATTAGGTATGCTGGTAATAACTCTTTACTAGGGTCTTTTAGGTCGGAATTATCTGCTACCGTTAGCAGCAATCTTGCTACATATGTACAAGATGTAAATTTTCTTTACCGAGTAAATAAAAACAAACAAACTGTTATAGCTAATAATCGTCTATTAATTTTTAAGACGATGGGTTGGTTGCATTTACTTGGGTACCAAAAGTCGTTCGGTTTTAATGGTATGTTGTTCTTTAATAAAAATAGTAACAACATTCCAATGCGAGGTTTAAATACTGGTAGCCTATCTTTAAGCAATCTTTTAACTGTTAACGATATAGTTATTACGTTTAGAAAAGATGGTGGCGGGTTTGTAGTTAATTATACAGGTGCTTAATGGCAAAGCCAAAAGATCAAACGTTCTATCTCGGTAATAAGAACTTACCGCAACCAGAAACTGAGTTCCAGTGGACTCAAGAGATGGTAGAAGATTTAGAAAGAGCTAGAAAGTCTATCTTACACTTTACTCGTTTCTTTTACATTGTTAACTTGGATGAAGGCAAGCAACCAATTAAGCTTTATCCTTATCAAAAGCGCATTCTAAAGGCATTAGTTGAAAACAGATTTAATGTAGTACTTGCAAGCCGTCAAATCGGTAAAACCACTATTTTAACCATTTTTGCTTTATGGATGGTATGCTTTATTGATGACTATAGAGTACTCCTAATAGCGAACAAAGAATCCACAGCAATCAATATTTTTAAGCGTATTCGTTTAGCGTATGAGATGTTACCTAACTTTCTCAAGCCAGGTGTAATTGAGTATGCAAAAACTGGTTTATCTCTCGCTAACGGCTCCTCAATCGGCATTAGTACTACTACATCCGATGCAGCTAGAGGTGAATCTATTAATTGTCTTCTTATTGACGAAGCTGCATTTATTGATGCGGGGTTTATGGATGACTTTTGGGAATCGGTATTTCCAGTTATTTCCTCATCCAAGAAGTCTAAAATCTTTATGTTATCAACCCCTAATGGTGTTGGTAATTTGTTCTATAACATTTATACCGGGGCAGTAGAAGGTACTAATGGTTGGCATCACGAAAGAGTCGATTGGCATGAGGTACCAGGTAGAGACGAAAAATGGAGAGAACAGATGAGTAAAGCACTCGGTTCTCAAGAAGCATTCGATCAAGAATACGGTAACACTTTTAGATCAGCAGGGGAAAACGCTTTAGATAAAGACCAACTCGACTTAATGGAAAGAAATGCTATTGAGCCTATCCTTGAAGATGATGAAGGTAACTACAAGATTTATAAAGATAGACAAGAGTATCACTTCTATACTATTGGGGTGGACGTGGGGGAAGGTATTGGTAGAGCAAATAGTGTTATACAGATAGTAGATATAACTAACTTAACTAATATTGAACAGGTAGCTGTATATGCTAATAATAAATTAGACCCGTTTAACTTTGCAGCAAAGTTATTAGATATTGCTCGCGAATGGGGTTCCCCACCTCTGTTAATTGAACGCAACAATTGTGGTGCTCAAGTTGTCGATTCATTAGTTCATACTCACAACTACGAGGGTATTATAAAGTATACTCCAAGTATGGGTCAGTATACTGAAAAGGTTGATAAAGAAAACCGCTTAGGGGTATTTGCTCATGTCAATAGCAAGTACAACTCGATGGTTAATTTTAGATATTGGATGAACGTATTACGTTGTGTTACTATACACGACAAGCAAACTTTAAATGAGTTTAAAACTTATGTCCGTCAAGCTAACGGGGTATGGAAAAAACAAACTGATAATTATCTTGATGATAGAGTAGAAGCTTTAATTTGGGCTATATTTGTATTAGATAGTAAAGTAATTGAACAGTACTATGAAGTAATAGAGAAGGATGGTAACGGTAAACCACTAAAGGTAATGCCATTTAATTTTGACCCGGTACAGAGTAGTGTACCTAAACTTGACACTGTTTATAATAAATTATCTAAAGGTAAAAGAAAAGATGAAATACAAACTCGTAACCCATCCTTTATAGGTAATGGAGACTCATCAGGTAATTCTGAAATAGACGAGTTAGCTGCTGAAGGCTGGAAGCCTTTAGGTACTGGTCAAGTAACCACCGGATATGCTGGTGGTATGTTGTTTTAAGACAATAAAAAAGCCCGCCGAAGCGGGCTTTGCAATTTATAAGATTACTATGTCTTATTCAAACATCTTCTTACCAGGAGTTGCTACAGTACCGGTACCGGTCTTGTTAGCGCCACCCTTAGTATTTTGAAGCTTTGAATCAAAATGTGCTGCATCCTTAGGTGTTGGGTCTTCTTTAGCTGCACCTTTTTCTACAGCATGCTTTACTGCATGAAGATCGCCAACCTTATTGTTCTTACCTTGAAGAGCGGCATTATTACCCTTTTCTTCCTTAGGTGTTGGTTCATTTACGATTGCTTCTGCAGCCATATCACCTTCTGGCTCTTCGCCGCCGATGACTTCTTCTTCACCAAGCTTTGCCATTAAAAGGTCATGAAGCTTCTTTGCGAGATCTTTTGGAAGAGTAATAGTTACTTCATCCCCACCCATATCAACTTCTGGTGCATCAGCTGCTGCATCATCAGCACCTGGTACACCCATATCATCTTCATGATGCATATCATCTTCATCATGCATATCGCCTTCATCATGCATATCGCCTTCAGTGAAAGGAACGCGCTTAAGTGCTTCCTCGTATAATTGATCGAATTTTGGTTTTGACATAGTAAACTTTGGTTTGTAATTATATTTATTATTCTCCTGTGCAGATTCCTTAACTTTTTCTACCGGAGTTGTAATTTTTGCTGCATCATCTTCATAATCATTTTCGGATGCTGGTTCATCATGCTCTTCTTCTTTCTTCATTACTTTAGCATCTGAACCTGGATCAGCCTTGTGATCCACTTCTTTAAAATTGTTTCCTTTAAGACCTACCGGGCCAGTCTTCTTTGCAAGAGGCTCAATCATTCCACCCTTGCCGGTACCCGGACCACCACCAAGCGCTTGACCTGGCTTATTAACATTTTCGGATAGATACTGAGTAACATCAGTATTAAGAATAAAGTCTGCTTTGTTTTCTGTAACAACTTTTTGCTGATCTACAGAAATTGCGGCAACTTTAGAATATGCTTCGCTAAGGTCGGAAAGATTTTTAAGCTTCATTATCAATATTATTTAGTATATCTAATGTTAATTCTATACAATATAGTAAATATTTTTATGTCCATTGCTCAATACTGTATTAATACAGGACCGTATGTACCCCCTGGAACTTCCCAAGTAGGCTATCAATTAAGTGGTGGGTACAATTGTGTATATGGTACAAGCGGGGTGAGATACTTAGATGTTGCTAATAATGAATCAGAGCAACAACTTTGGAATAATTGGTGGAAAGAACAAATCGGTCAATATGGTATGCAAGTTAGCTACTATATTAATGGTTATAATTTATCTGCCCATGATTATTTCTATGGGGAGCAGCCATTAGTAAGATACTCAGTACCATTTCCAATTGTAATGGCTATTCAACTTAGTAACGATAATGTTATTTTAAGTAAGTTTGGTTTAGAAGGACAAGCAGATTTAACTGCAATTATTCCTATAGATACTTTTTATGCAACAGTTACTGCAATTAGCGGTGTTTTATCTGCTTCTAATTACGAACCTAAGTCAGGGGATTTAATACAATTAATAGAATACGGTTCAACTAGACCAGGTGGAAGAAACGGACGTATATTTGAAATAACTGAACGTGTTGATGAAATGGGCGGGGAAAATAATCAGCTCATGGGCCATTACGTTTGGATGATAAAGGCGAAACGCTTTGACTACAACTTTGAATTGGATGCTCCAAGAGAAGCTCTTAGTGATCAAGTATATGATAATAAAGTTGAAGGTCAGGTTAATAACTTACCTAAGGTCTTAGAAACTAAAGAATATACTCAATTTGTTGATAAGGATTCAGCTGAAGTATTTAACTATAAAGAAAACACTCAAGCTAATACAAATGTATACGGAGATTATGATGAAAATGCTATTTGGGTTAATTATGTTGGGGTTGCAGGAGTGAGTGGTCAAACTACCGGTGCTCTTGGGGCATCCGCAGCCGCATATGTTGTCGTGCAGAGTCCCAATAATTAATATGGTGCCCCATAAGTAATTAAACGCGCAATGGCCGACCCCACTCTTATATTTCCTCACGAGTTACCTCGTATAACCACATTAAGTGCAAACGACTTAATTTTCGTTGAGCATAATAACGGCAACGGCTCCTACACTTCTTATTCTACAGCTGTATCAGCTTTTTCTGCTTCTGCTTCAGGCTACTCAGGAGCATCAGGTTATTCCGGTGCTAGTGGTTACTCAGGCTATAGTGGTTTAAATGGCGGTGCAACAGCTTCCGGGTTTTCAGGCTTTTCCGGTAATTCAGGTGTGTCTGGTTATTCTGGTGCTAGTGGTTATAGTGGCTCAGGAATTTCTGGGTTCTCAGGTATTTCAGGT